TGTGTAGAAACCTCTACATAATAGCGCCATGCCCCAGCGATTTGCAAGGGGTCTTTTTAGGAGCAACATCATGAACTATTGGAAAACAGTAAACGAGAAAGGCGGCGGTTATGTGCATCGTGCACCAACCGCTAGGTCGAAAGCACAAATTGCAAGTGACATTTGTGAGGTTAAGCGTGACCTAGAGGAAGCCATCATCAACGCCGCTTACAAAGATGGGCAAGATGGCACGGGTCACAAAGTGCAGCGTCTGCAAACACGCCTGCAAACGCTGCAGGCCGAATTAGCATAAACCACCGGGGCTTCGGCCCCATCAATCCCGCAAGGGTCTTTTAAGGAGGTCACATGACCATCACGTTTGAACGAGTTATCCAAGGTTTCCACTTCACCGGCCTGGCTGAAGTGGAGCCAGCAGAACCAGCCACCGAAACAAGCCCGAGCTGGCCCACCATCGTCACAGTCTGGCGGCTGCACCTCGATGGGTCACACAAGGACTGCATCGACATCATCGACCCAGCCATTGTCCAGCGCATCGAACAAATGCTTGTGGAGGCCGCATGAAGCAGCTCAAAGACCTGGCCTTCAAAAGCCGCAACCACCCACAAGAAAGACTCGCACTTTACGTTGAGCTGCTTGAGGCTCATATCCGACAACAAGACCAACTGCTTGAGAATTTCAAGCAAGAGCTGGATGAAGTCATAAATTTATTGTCAAGGAGCAAATCATGAAGAACATCGCCACCGCTTTGGTCAAGGCCCAACAAGCCTTTGGCCCTGCCCTTAAAAGCAGCACAAACCCACACTTTCGCAGCCGCTATGCCGACTTGTCGGCCTGCGTTGAGGCGGTCATTGAAGGACTCAACGGGGCAGGCATTGCCCTTGTCCAACGCACCAGCGAAGACACCACGGGAGTGACAGTGGAAACAGTCTTCATTCATGAGTCTGGCGAAATGCTGGAGTGCGGCAAGCTGCACGTACCCGCGGCCAAGCAAGACCCGCAAGGCTACGGCAGCGCCCTGACATACGCGAGGCGCTACAGCCTGATGGCAGCCTGCGGCATTGCGCCAGAGGACGATGACGGGAACGCGGCCACCCGCAAAGCCGCACCGACTCCAGACATCACCGATCACTTGCTGGCAATTGAGGCCAGTGCCACAAGTGATGAACTGGCTGCGGTCTACAAAGAAGCGCTAGAGGCTTGCCAGGGCAACCAAGCATTGCAGGCCAAAGTCATTGCAGCCAAAAAAGCTCGAGTCGAGCGTGCAAAAAAGGAGAAAGCAGCATGAACGTTAAATACGGTGGGCCAGCATTCCCACAGCAACAAATCTTTAGTAATGATGACGGCACGCCTTGGTTTGAGGGCATGACCCTGCGAGATTACTTTGCAATTCACGGGCCAGAACCTTCCGAACAACAAGTTCGTGACTACTTTTTGAATGGGCAGACTTTTGATATGAGATTAGCCAGGGCTGAATTGCGGTACTTAGAAGCAGACGCAATGCTACAAGCGAGGAAAGTATGAGCTACACACCGGAACGCTGGCACTTTCAAGACAACACGCGCTACTCATCGCCTTGGACAACCAACCCCTACAGCATCACCACCCGCAAGCCTGGCGTGCATGGCACAACGATTGCCAACATCCCAAACCGCAAAACAGTGCCCGATGCAGAGCAGCGAGCCAATGCTATGTTGATTGCTCATGCTCCTGAGATGCTGGAACTCTTGCGCACTTTTGTCGGCTGGTATTCAAATAAAAAACAAGGCAATTTCCACATGGTTATGCCATTCAAAAATCAGCCGCCTGAAATCCAAGCTGCAATGAAGTTGATCGAGAAAACAACAGGGGAGTCTTATGTCTGATGAACAACGAACAGACGCATGGTTTGCCGACAGGCTGGGCAAAGTTACCGCTAGCCGCCTGGCTGATGTGCTTGCCAAGACCAAGACAGGCTACAGCGCCAGCCGCATCAACTACATGACTCAGCTTGTCCTGGAGCGCATCACCCAGACCAAGGCCGAGTCTTACAGCAACGCAGCAATGCAGTGGGGCACAGAACAAGAGCCATTTGCTCGAGCTGCTTATGAGGCGCACACAGGCCAAATGGTCGAGGAAGTGGGGTTCATACCTCACCCCGAGATTGAGGCTGCTGGAGCCTCGCCTGATGGCTTGGTGGGGGATGCTGGCATGGTCGAGATCAAGTGCCCATCATCCAGCACGGCCCTTGAAGTGTGGCTAACGCACTCGCAAGGCGGCAACCCTGTTGATGCCAAGTATTACGCACAGATGCAATGGCAGATGCGTTGCGCTGATCGATCTTGGTGCGATTACGTGGTCTTTGACCCACGGATGCCGGCCAAAGCCCAATTGTTTATCCACCGAGTCGAACGCAATGCCGAATGGCTCAAAGTTGCAGAAGTAGAAGTCATCACCTTTTTGGCAGAGCTTGATGCCAAAGTCACCGCCCTGAAATCAATCATTGGAGAATAAATCTTGGCAAAAATCATCAAAGAAATTAGCTGCGTTGTCGGTGAGTACCGAGCCGCAGACGGTCAACAGAAGAAGCGTTACCAAAGAATCGGCAGCATCATTGACACAAAGAATGGCGCAATGCTGAAGATCGATGTAATCCCATTGCGGGAAGGCGGCTGGGATGGCTGGGCCTATATCAACGACCCCAGGCCGCAAGAAAACAGAGAGCAGCCACGCCGCCAGTCGTCAGGCTTTGACGATATGGAAAACGACATACCTTTTAATTAGAACGGGCCTATAATGGTTGCTCCAAAGCCACTGGAGTTCAACATGGTTCGTTCTAAAAAATGTTTTAAGTGCAACACCGTCAAGCCTTTGGAGGACTTTTACAAGCATCCAAAAATGCTTGACGGCCACGTAAACAAATGCAAGGAATGCAACAAAAAAGATGTTACATCCAACAGGAATAAAAATATTGAGAAGTTCCGCGCCTATGACAGGGCGCGGAGTAAAGAGCCAGAGCGCATCAAGGCGAACACAGAAATTACCCGCGCATGGAGGGCAGAAGACTCTCGAAGATCCTTGGCCCACTCCAGAGTTGCAACTGCAATACGAAGTGGAACGCTGGTACGACAGCCATGTTGCCGATGCGGAGAAGTCAAATCCGTCGCTCATCACGAAGATTACGACAAGCCTCTTGATGTCATGTGGCTTTGCCAACCGTGTCACAAGCAAAGACACAAAGAAATTTTAAAAAAGGAGTGACCATGCACGCCGCCAATATTGAAAAGAGCGAACGCCTCGGGCGCGTTCTCGATCTGCTGTCCAAGGGTGGGGACTACTCTACTTTGGACATCATCCGGCAGGCCAACGTCTGCGCAGTGAACAGCATTGTTGCCGAACTCAGGCAAAACGGCTTTGAGATTAACTGCCAGCGCCGAGGCGAAAAATGGTTTTATTGCCTGAATAAAATTTTGTAAAGTCGTGTATGGCTGTGTAGAAATCTATACAATGCACTTATTCCCAGGCACTTCGCCAGGGTCTTTTTGGAGATGACATGAAAGATTCACACCTCAGAACACCCCGCACGCTGGCTGAAGGCCAGTGGACACCAGGCTACCAGAGCATCAAGCCGAAAGAGCCTCTTTGGGAGGCATTGGCTGGCTACTTGCTGGCCTTGGCAATCGGCATCGGTTTGGCCGCTCTTCTTTTTGTGGGGGCATCATCATGAATGACCGCGAGATCATGCAGCAGGCGCTGGATGCGCTGAAAACGTGTGAGTATAGGCCGAACGAATTTGGCGGCGAGTATCGTGACTACGACGAGGACGAGGTAGACGAAGCCATTGCAGCCCTGACCGAAAGGCTGGCGCAACCAGAGCAGGAGCCTGTGGCGTGGATTACACCATCTGGGGAAGGAATCGTCATAAGGTTTTTACCACCAACCAATGGTGTGCCTCTTGGTTGGGATGCTCTTTACACCGCAGCGCCCGCAGCACAGCCAGCACAGCAGGAGCTGGTGGGTCGTGACGCATATATGGCAATCCGTGAGGCGCGTGAAAATGCGTCCGAGGATGCCTACTTTGCAACAAGACCTGAGCATGACAAAGACTTAAACCGCCTGATGTTCCGTTTCGGTTTTTATCGTGGGTATCCCACCACCCCACCCGCAGCAGCACAGCAAGAGCCGGGGACTCCCATGCAGCCACTTGTTGATGTGAATGGCGTCACTCGCTTTAGGAAGAACGGCTTGGTAGATGCCTTGTACGAGCATGGCGTCAAAACGGGATTAAGTCTAAATGAGCTTCACTGCAT